TTGAATATTTCAAGTTCGCGCATCACAGCCTTGACCAATGTCAAAGGATGATTGACAGTCCAGTGGTTAACATCTGTTTCTTCAACTAGTTCCTTAGAATAGAAAAATCCCCTAACCTCAATAAGCATCTGTTGACTAGCAGGTGGAACAATTACTATGCCATTAAAGTCATAGGCCAAATTAGTCATCGTATCTAAATATTGCATATAAGCTGAAAATGCACTAAGGTCTGTATCAGCTGGAACTTTCCTTGTCACAACAGGTGAATAGTAAAGTGGAGTTCCAGGATCTTGATCAGAATTTAAATATGTCAAGATCAAATCCTGAAGATTTTCCTTATGAAGCTGCCATCGTTCACTTGTAGAATTAGATATCCATACCTCTTTGATTGACCTACAGTATGGAATACTTACTTGAAATCCATTAGCAGGGAGTGCAACAAAGTGTGAGCCCCAACTTTTTTGATGCTCTGTGATGCGATCCAGGTAACGACAAGCCTGGTTGATAAGCATGTTAGTTGTTCCACTAACATCGTCGTCAACTAGGTCATATCTACCAGAAAGTGTCCTAAAGTGTTTGCGAATATCTACAAGATTCATTGTTAGGACTCCAGTTGGTTAAAATTTTTAAAGAACTGGAGGGACATTTCTGCCCCTCCAGCCATTGGCCTGGCGAAGGAGACCTGCCGCTGGGGCTACGGCAGATTATTATCCAGACCAATTCCATTGAGCACCGCACACTTCTGCGGCAGCCCAAACTCCAGACCGCACTCAGTGAGATACTCCTCATTGAGTCCGTCAATTCGACGAGCACCATACCCAGAAGGATGCTGAGTAGCTGAACCTTCACCAAAGAACGTGGTGTCAGTGATGTACTTGTACTCAAGTTCCTTCGGCTCCAGAATAACCATCATGTTGCGAGTGGTAGCGTCATGACTGAAGAGCGGGTGAGTCTTCATATAAATCGAGCCGAACGGGGTGAGCCATTCACGAATCTGCATGCCATAGACTTTCTGAGCAGGCTGCAGATTCATCTGGCCTTCAGCCATAGCAAGGGCTTCAATCCCAAGCAAGGCACCAGAGCCGACAAGAGCAAGTTTCTCTTCAGCACCATAGCGGAAGATTTGCTCCAGGTAAGCGCGCAACCAGGTACCACCACCGCCTGCAGCATTCCACGCTAGGCCAGCGTAGGTTGCATTCAGAGTGTAGTCATCACAGTTGAGCGGAGCAAGCTCACGAATCCCAGGAATGACACCACCAGTAGTGCGCTCAGGCTTGCCATTGTCGCCAGTGTTCTGAGTACGAATGCCCCACAGGAAGGCCAACTCCATCTCCCAAGAATGCATCTCGAGAGCTTCAGCCTTCATTTTCTGGTAAGCATCACCAGTGCGAAGAGTGGTCATCTTCGCGGTACGAGTGATGGACAGTGGGGTACGGAAGATCTGAGTGTAGTTGTAAACTTCGACCGGATTCAAAGCGATTGCATCCGGCATCTCACCACCCTCAGGGTTGATGTTGCCGATGATCTTGAAGTTGTCGCAGTCGGACAGATCACTAGTAGGAGAGTTATCATCAGCTTCCAGGAGCCTCACAGCAAGAACTGCCTCAGCTCCACCGATGGTAACTCCGGTGACCTTACCAGTCACATCCACGCGCCAGTCACTGGCATCGCGGAGGAGAATCTGGTGACCTGCACGAACTCGACGGCCATTAGCTGCACTGACACGGAAGAACAGGGTATCACCAGCAACTGCGCCATTGACATAAGGATTAACCATGCCAGCATCGGTGCAGATTGCAGTGACAGCACCACTGACAGCTGTTTGCTCCTGAGTCCACCAGTGGAAACGAGGATCGTCTACACGCTTGGAGCCCATCATGCTCAGAATGGCAGTAAGCGGGGCCATGCCATTCGGGTAAAGATACATAATCTGTTGCCTCCAGCTCTCAGGACGCTGATTAGCAACCCAATCACCAGTTCCACGCATTCCAAGAAACATTTTAATACCTCCGTTGTATGTTTGAGTTCGTTAAATAAATTAACGGACTGGTTTAAGTTAAAGTTAACTACTACGACTGCGGTGCAGCAGTAGTCAAGGTAGTAGCAGGAGCAGTCGTGGGAGCCTGAGTGGTTCCAGGCCCAGGAGTCGTATCCATACCAGGCCACACCCCAGGTCCAGCCGCACCAAGTGCATGCCATGCCAAGCCATCGCTGTACATCAGAAGCCGATCGCACTTGCCATCAAGGACAATGTCTCCAGGCCAGCACTCACTGTCATTAAAGCGATCTTCGACAGTAATAGTGTTCACAGCAGTAGCCTGACGAGCGATGATGCTGTAGAAGCGACCCTTTGCCTCTGCAACAGGCGGAAGAGTAAGCACCATCGGAGCACCGATGGCATAAGGACGAACTACATAGTCCCTGGTGGTCATAGCATAATTACCAGCAGGGTCCATGTACTTGTCCACAATAACTTTATCGTGTTGAGCACCTCGATCTTCAAGAGCCATTAGTAATTCCTCCTATTGTCGCACTACTCTATTCATTGCGTCTATTTCAGACGCTAATGGATTAGAGTCAGTAGCTGGTTTGGAAACTCTGCCACCTTTTTTCCTAGGTAAAGGTGGAGGAGAGTCCTTTTGGGTAGATGGTTTAGGTTCAGGTTCGGTAGTCGCCTCAGGTTTCTTCAGTTCGAGCCTCTTACGGGTTTCGTCACCTAGTTTAGCAAGCACTTCATTGTACTTTGCACCAGGTGTCTGTTGAACAAGTTCGTCAAAAACCACTCCGACCACCTTCGAAAATGGTTTGAGGTCCTTGTTCTGCTCGTAAAATTGCTCACTAAGTTTTCGCAAGGATTCCTTAATTTCCATGCTCTGGATAACACGATCTGGAACGGTAGTTAGAACCGTCTCGCTAGAGCGTTTTATCTCAGTACGCGCATCTTTAAGGGCCTGCTTGTAGATGTTGTTTAGGAGTTTGTTGAATGAATCTTTGTCATTAACAATCTCTTCAACATCTACGTCTGCGAGGAAGTCCTTGTCCGCAATAGGTGGTTCGGTCGCAGGAGGTGGTGGAACTGAAGCCTCTTTAGGCTTAGACAGTTCTTCCATCTTCTTTCGGAGTTCCTCGTTTTCACGTTTTAGATCCTCAACAGGATCCTTTGGGGCGGCAGTAGATGGTGCAGCATCTTGATCGCTCTGTGACGACTCCTCAGATGGTGCAGCAGTAGCTGGCGCCTCAGGCGGTGTTTCATCAGAAGGTTTTTCATCTGGGACTTGTTCTTCTGATGTAGTAGGTTCATCCTCAACTGTTCTCTCAAGTGCATCAAACATCTCAGCAATTTCTTCTTTAGTCCCCATCTTTAATTTCCTCCTCCTTCGGATTTTTCTTCTCTGATTCTAACACCCCAATAAAGATGTCAGGCATTGATAGTAGGTAATCAACCGCTTTCATTCTCCCATTTATGTCTCCTAGGTGTGTAAGTACCTGGGCAGAAGAAGGGTTAGTTGACGCTATGTTGTCAACCATAGATTTTAATTCATTCTCAAAACCCTTCTTCCACGAAATAAGCTCACGCTTAATGTCGAGCCAGATGATAGATTTCTTAAACTCAACAAGATCACCGATGGTAGATCTTACTTTAATCTCTTCCATGCTCATGGCTATGCCCCAAGTGGTACAAGGTTTCCAGCCTGTGCCTGGTCAAGAACTTGCTGATCAGGTGCGACCTGTGGCTGGACTTGATTTGTAGTACGTTTGAAATCGTCTATGTTTTTGGCCCCTAGTTGTTGCGCTATGTAGGAGAAGATTCTGAATATGTCAAACTGTTGGTACAGCTCAGGTGTTTGTGCTATAGTACTGAACATCTGAAGCCAGGCTTCGGAGAAGTTTCCACCAGGGATTGAGCCATCCCTTACGATTACATCGTAGTTGACAGCAAGATCATATGGAGAGACTGCCCTAGAAGTTTTACCACCAAACAACTGGACAAGCTTCTCTTTATGATTCCCAACTGCCTTGACATAAGTATCTTGTGACATATACTGTTGCGTATGAACAGCGAACATTGTCCCTGTGTCTTGCATAAACTGCATCCCAAGAATCATAGCAAGACGCTGGAGCCTAGAGATCGCGCTACCTCGAGTACCTTGAAACTCACCTTTCGTAAGACGCTCCGGCCCACCCTGACGTATGGCACCCTGCATAGATTGATCAGCACCACTGATACGATCCATCCACTGGGTGATGTAAGCACTATCAGAAATGTTAGCACGAGTAATGTCTTGTACAACCAGTTGTTGGACAACTTTATCGACTCCATGGCCCCACGCTGGTCTCCTTAGTCTGATTAGTTTTCCTGGTTCAGGATCTTCAAGGTCCTTGATGTTGACAAGGTAAGGGTCTACAACCAGCATATCATTAATAGACTTACGAACATTAGCAATGTGAGAATTGAAAAGGAAATCAAGAGTACCTTGTAATCCATAAAGTATCTCCATGCGACTCATTGGAGTGATTGAGTAACCATCATATTCAGGGCTTGCAACTGCAATTGGATACAAGCCGTGATTGTGATTAGCACGATGACAGCTGACAATTACATCATCTGCGGCAAGTGCAAAGAACCACTTTTCTGGATATTCACCAGGGCCTAGCTTCCATTCCTTTGGGATGAGGTTGATGTAGATTTTGATAACATCAACTGGATTTACTGACAGGGACATTCCCCTGTTTAAATCATTAGAACCACTATACTTCATTTGGCGCTGACTTTGATCTTTGGAAAGTGAAGATTTCTTATCTTGCTTATCGCGTAGGTATTTGACATTGAAGATGTGTTCTGGATCATCTACTTCGTCATTTAACAAGTTCATGTAATTAGTACGATCAATCCAACCTACGAACTCACCATCTTGAACATTGGCACTAGAGACAGTTGGATCAGGGAGAAACATATAAGGGTCAATATTGCTAAGGTCATTGCCTTCGAAGATTAGACCATCCACAAACTTAATGGACTTATCTTCAGTTGTCGCAAAGGGACTTTCAATAGTTGAAGTGTTACGAACTGGTAGTTTACCATAGCATTTTTTCCATCCAGGAAGGCCAATCCCTATGCCATATGCAAAGGAATCACGAAGCACTGTGTGGAGTGCAAGTGGGACCTTTGACTTGATGCAATGAAGACGGACTACCATCTCAAGTAACATCGCTCCAACTGTGTCGTCGTCTTCGACACCTTCATATTGGAACATAGGGTCTTGCACAAAAGCCATGGTCATGTAAGTTAGTAATGCTTCGAGCATTGAGTAAGAATAAGGAAATACTATTGAAATAGGCTT